ATATAAACTTGCTACACTAGTAGCGGTTGAAATATTTGGTATACGTATTTGTACCCCAATCTCTGGGATTAATGAATTTAAATCTTGTGAAGGATTTGCTAGAGCAATAATATACCATAAAGATGAATCTTGGTAATATTGAAATGCTAAAGAATCATATCTATCACCAACTGTAGTGTAAACATATGTGTCTGTAGAAGATACAGGTATCTCTACATATGTTGTAGTTTGACGAAGTGGTTTTCCATCAATTAATTTAGTTGGTGTTTTTGAATATCTTGGCATATTATGATCCTAGTTTTAAATCATTTGTTATATATCTTTGATTTTTATTTCCTTTATTAAGAGTTCCATTAGTAGCAATTTCGGGTCTAAAGTTATGGATTGGGGTGAATTTCAATCCTGTTACTTTTATCATAAAAGGTAATTCATCTGGGTTTAAATCATTTCTTGAGATTTCTAAGTTTTGTGGGTTTAAAGAAAGGTCCCAAGATGAATCTTGTGGTACATCATAAGTTATTGATGATATAAACCCATATTGCTCATATATATAATCTCCTACAGTCATTTTACATAAATTGCCTGCCATATATCCTTGTGGGGTATATGTAGGTGCTAAACTAGAGGCAAGATAATTTAACTTTTGATACATTCCACGCATTTCTCCCATAGATTGTGCAACTACTGTAAAAGCCATTGAAATGCTTCTATCAAACCCACCATACTTATAGAATTTTTCTCCTCTACCCATATATGATTGTGCTTTCCAATCTGCGCTATATGAATCTGAGAATGAGTCAATATAGGAGCGGAAATTCATGTATGAAAGTTCTCCTGAAGGGTTGTTAGGGTCTATTATTCCTATTCTAAATGATACTAAATCGTTATATACCCCTCCTTCATCCTTTCCGCTGTAACCTTCATTAGAGGTATATATAAAAGAACCATTAACTTTGTCTAAGGGTTCAGTATATGATCCTTTAGTTGTTCCTGGGTCTCCTAGGTTGACTCTATTTTCTATATTGATTCCTGTAGTAAAACTGCTATTACCTTTATATAAAGTTTCTAGTCTATCTTTTTTATATGTTGAAAAAGTATAAGTAGAATCATCTTTTGGGGATGGGGTAACATCTTGAATAGATTTATTAAATACTACATCAGGATCAGGAGAAACAATAGGATTAGATCCTATTTCTTTAAATGTATTATCTATAAGTTTTCCATTGGAATTTATATTATTATCATTTAAAGTTATTGTTTCTTCACTAGGACCAGGAGAAAAAGGGTCATCAGAAGCTCTAGGAGTAAAAGTATATTTATTACTAGCTCCTAAAAAATTTAAATAATTAATATTATTCGTTTTATCATAGGTGCCTGGTAATGTGTCGGGTTTATCCTCTACTCCATAACCACCCTCTCTAAATCCTTTAAAAACTCCAAATCCTTTTGTAGAAAACCCATCTATGTCTGAAGATTTTTTTATTATTATGTTATTAGGATTTCCACCTATGTTTTTATATGGGCTATTTTCAATTTTCCCACTATCTGTTATATTGTTTTCTGATAGAGTTAAACCCTGAAAGTTACTAGCCCCTAAATATCTAGTATAGTTTATTTCGGAATTTTCATCTAATTCATGTAATTTAATTCCTCCTTTATAAAAATATTTTTTGTTTGTATCATCTGATTTAGCTAATAAGTTATTAGCACCCGTACGCTGATCAGCAAATCTAATACGTGTTTTTCCTACTCCCAAAGTTGAACCAGGACCACCACCATATTCTAAAACATTAGAATTATTGTTGGAAAATATTTGATTTTCTTTAAAAAGATTTATTAATCTATTATCTTCTAAAGGTTGTTTTTTAATAACACTCTCGTATTTATTTAAACTCAAAATAGGTACTAATCCAGTAGGATCAATTCCTTTTTGATTTAAACGTGTACCCAAGTATCCAACTCCAGCTTGTGCTAAAGTATTTAATGGAGAATATAATCCAGCATTTAAAGTCCCACCAACATATGCAAGTCCTTTTGATGCTTCTGTTTTAGGGGAAGTACGAGATAGTAAATTTTCTTTTGCTATAAAAAGTAACCCACTTGGAGATTTTGGATTAAATAGGTATTTGGTTAATCTTTTAACATCAGTTAAAGCTCGTTGAGGAGCCTGTATCCCACCCCTTAAAATAGTATCATTTGTTAAAAGGGGTGAGGGATCAGATTGATTATCTGGTATAGGGGTTTGAATAAATGGTTGCCCACTATTTCCCCCTCCAGGTTTATCTTTACCAAACTTTAGAGACTTTAAGTCTGTTTGCAGATTAATTAAACCCATTTAAATTACTGTGGTAAGTTATTTAAATATTGTGGTGGGGTTTGACCATCTAAATCAAGTTCTGATGGTGCAGGATAATTTGCCAAGTTTGGGTTTCCGTTAATTGAGTACTCGTTGTGTACTGTTGAAGTTGGAGAAGCAGATGGCATTTGAGGTGGTGTTGCACCATCAAATTGTGATAAGTTTGATCCTCCTTGTTGTGTTAGTTTATTTAATAGTCCCATGGTTATATTGTTTTGTTTATAAATATGTAAAATTATTCAACTTTAGATGTTTGTGTTTTAGTTGCTTCACCCAATTTATTATTATCTAAAGTAAGAACTGAAGGTTGTGATAAAAGTATTGCTATTTTATTTAGTAAGGCATTTGTTTGTGTCATATCAACACTTGCTCCTCCAACTTTTATTTCACCTGCTCCAGCCATTTGGGTAGGTTTACCTGGTTCTGATTTAACATCATCCCCAAATAACTTTACTCCCGCTATTACAGTATCTCTATCGTTTAATTGGATAGCGCCTTCTGGTCCGAGTAGGGTGCGTTTACCGTAACCTGAGGGACCTTCACCTGGGGATACCATATCATCGGCTGTTTTAATACCTGATAAAAGTCCAAATCCTGCAGCAGTTACTCCGGCGGCGGCTGCTGCTCCTACTATAGGTGCTGCTAACCCTCCTATTACTGTTGCTGCTAAAGCTCCTGATACAGCTGCAAAAGTTTTATAGGCAGCAAATACAATAGCTAGTCCTGCTAATCCTTTTAAAACCTTACCAACCTTACCTAGGGGGCCTATTATTGCTGAAATTTTACTTCCTATCATTCCAAAAAAATCAAATAAAGCTTGTACGGGAACAAGAATAAGTTGAATTAAACCAAACATATCAGCTAATATGTTAAAAGCTGGGGCCAATGCATCACCTACTTGGGTAAAGATTTCTTTTAGTTTTTCAACAGTAGCATTAAATTTTTCTTGAGCTGATTGTTGTTCGAGTTGTGCCATTGCCTTTTCACCAATTTTTTTCTTAATTTCTTCTTGGGTTAAATTTTCATCTTTTAACCTTTGATATGCTTGTAAAGCACTTTCTCCCTCTTCAGCATTCATAGCGGCTAAAGCTTGTCTTTCAATTAACATCCCTGCTAATTGTTCTCGATTCATACCAACAGATTTGGCTAAAGCTTCTTGTTGGATTACGTTCATTTTTCCAAACTCTTCAGCATTACCTAATTGATCAGCTACTTCTTTTGCTGCTCCTGCTATATCACCTTCTAAAGCAAGTTGGCGAGCTCTTTCTAAATTTAAATTTTTACCTGTTAAAAGTTCAGCTTCTAATTCAGCTTCAATAGAGGATTCAAAATTTAACATGCTATTAGCTATTTGTTCAGCTGTTTTTAAGTCCATACCTAATTGTTGGACTTTTACAACTGCTTCACCTAAAGCTTCAACACTCCCACCTAAAGATAATTTTAAAGCATTAGAGGCATTATTTACTTCTCTTAATACTTTATTATTATCAATAACCATTTTGTTTTGCATAGCATAGGCTGTAGCTCCACCTAATGCTGCTTCTACATTATCATCTAAACTTTTACCTGTTGCTAATGATAGTTTTTGGATTCCTACTAATTCATCATGCTGGAGGCCTGTCTTTTTAACTATGTCTGTCATAGTTTCAAGATCTTCTTTATTAAGCTTTACATTAGTACCTAATGCTTTACCAATAGCCATTTGAGATTCTTGAAGACCTTTTACAGAAACATTTATGTTACCTGATGAGTTTGCTATTTGGGCAAATCCCATTCTCATGTCGGATGCTCTTTCAGCGGACATTCCTAAACCTTTGGCTAAATCCCCAATGCCTTTTTGGGATTGTATAAAACCATTTATTAGACCTAATACAGCTCCCTGTAGTAAATTAGCTTTGGTAAAGGCTCCCATGAAGTTATTCTTCATTTTCCCAGTAAAGTGGGCCATAGTATCAAAGTCTTTGCCTTGTGCTTTAGCTTCAAGACCTAATTCTTTAGCTTCTGTTAGGGCATCTGCAACTCCTAAGTCAGGGAGACCCATCTTTTTTAACATATTATCTAAACCAGCAGCTAATTGGGGAGCAAAACCTAGTTCTTTATTTATTTCTTTATGGTGTTTTTGTAATTCTTCTACACGAGATAATTCTTGATCATATAGACCCACTCCTTCTTTAAGGGCGGATTTGGAAAGATTTATCTGTTCATTTATATTTTTTATTAAATCTCTATTCTTTTTCTTTTGCTTATAATCAATGTTTCCAAATATGTTTTGGTCTATAAGTGCTTTTTTCTGGGTTTTTAGTTCATCAACGGATGATTTTAAGTCTGATTTTTTAGAGTTTAACTTTTGTTTGAGTGTTTTTAATTGTTTTTCACTCAACATACTTGTACCCTGATTATGGTCTCTGATTTGTCGAGATATACTAGCACTTGAAGAAAGTATGTTATTATATTGGTTTATAGCATTTTTTGCCCCTTTTGATTCATTAACAATGCTTTGCCAAGCATTATAAGTATCTGATAGGGAGTGGTTTAGATCTTCTACTCTAGCTGTTAATCCTTTTAAAGAATCTTCAAGTTTCTTAATTTCAGTTTCAGATTTAGCTATAACCCCAGGATCAACATTTTTAAAAGGGTTCTCTTCCCTTAATTCCTTATATTTTTCAGAAATTTGTTTTAGGAGTTTGTTAGCTTTATCTAAATTATCGTTTAAACCGGCCATTTACCAATATTTTGTTATAAATATTAAAATCTATAACTTTTACTTATAATTTGATTGTTTTTTGTATGGTTCTGATGCTTTTAGGAATTCTGGGGTGTTAACTGTTCCATCAGAATTTACCATAGATTTTTTTCCATCACCTCCACTTTTAGCTCTTTCATAAGCTTCGTTTTCTCTCTTGTAGTGATCAGCGATTTTATTGTGGGTAAAACGGCGGAGCCAAATTGGCATGTTGTAAACATCATGCCAACCATAGCCTCCATTACCGTGAAATACTATTTCGTGGATTTGTGTAAATATTGCTGCTCTTGCCTCAGCTGCATTATTCGGCGTCAGGCCAAAAAAAACTAACCCCAATTGGAATATTGACTCTATTTGACTCGCCTTCGGGAAAAAAAGTTAATTCAACATCTGGTTGAATCTCTCTTACATAGTCACGTAGGGCACGTGAATCTCGTGCAAGTAAGTATTTATCGACAAACTCCCTAATATCTTTTTGCTCGCGTTTACCTTCCACTGATGTGATTAGATATTTCATACGTGTTGATAGTTCTGGGGAATTGTCTTTGTTTATTTTCTTTAATCCTTCTAATTCACGAGATATGGTTTGCTCATCTCTATGAGTTAAGAGTTTAAATGTTACATTGTTTTTTGAATGTGGAAGTTGGAAAGAAAATTCATTTTCAGTTGATTTTTCTATCTCCTCATGTAATGGTTTGTTGTCCAATTGGGATAAATCAAGTGTATGTTCCTCACCATTTAAAGTAAATGAATACTCACTACCATATCCTAAAATACGAGCAGCAACCATAATTGCATTTTTATCTCCAACTAGTAAATCATCATAATTGATTTCGGATACGATTAAGGATTTCATGAGTTTGTCCAAAACTACACCTTTTTGGATATATGACTGGTTTGTGAGGATATCTTCCTCTTTTGCTGTCATGTATTTCATTTCGATTTTTCCGCTCTTTAAACCGGATTCTTCAGAATATAATTTTCCTTGAGAAGGAAGGTCAATGACCTCAGTTGGTAACTTAAATTCGCTCATAGCTTTTATTTATTTTATAACTTATTACTTTTATAAATATTATATACTTGTAATTTCTTCAGGTTTTGTAAAGAAACTTTTAACACCTGGTACTTTTCTGATATTTGAGGCAATATCATCCATTTTTTCTCTACCAAATCCTCCTTTTGCAATCCAAGGATACCCATCTACTTTTACAGTTAAAATAGCTTTAAATTTATTTTTATCCTGCTCAGCATATGCAATTGGTTCAACTGAAGATATTACAGTAACTCCAGGTAAAGCTCTAATATCTGAGTATATTTCTTTTTGTGGCCGAACATCCAAATCTGTAATTAGGGTTCCTACCATTTTGAATTTATCTTTGTACTCTTCTTTTAGTGCTTTTTTAAGCTCCTCTTTTATTAAAGATTGTAAATTGTTAAGTTTCATAATTACTTATATGTTATAAATATGGTAAAATAAAATAAGGTATCCAAGGAAAAATAAAAGCCTACCTAAAATAGGCAGGCTCTTTTTTATATTTTTAAAATAGCGTATTAGAAATTTAAGATACAGTAATCTGGTTGTACTGTCATCTGGATGTTTACAGCATTACCATCATCATCCCAGCTATATTCTCCAAATGTTGCATTAGTAATTAATGCTCCTTTAATGATCCATTCAGAAACAATATCTCCAACAGGTCCGATAACATTAAATGTTAAGTCTTTCTTATAGAAATCAGAATAACCATCTCTACCTGTTACTGATTCATGATGTAAACGTACCCATTCCATTACTGATTGTGCTCCAGAAGGAGTAATAGGATCA